TATATCGCGTCGGATGAAAGTATTGACAGTTTCAAGGAGATCATCCGGGCGGCGGGATGGCGGTTCACCCATTTCGCCAAGAACGCGCCATTCGTGGATTCGCACGATTATTCGACCATCGGGAAATGCCTGGGGAAGGTGATTGATTTCCGGGTGGAAGGAGCGCGGCTGATCGAACGGGTGCAGTGGGCGATTGATGTGCCGGAGAACCAACTGGCGCGGATCGGCTGGAAGATGACGGAGGCGGGGTATCTGAAGGCGGTGAGCGTGGGGTTCTTCCCTGTCAAGTATGTGACGCCGAATTCCGTAGAGGAATGGGGCCGGCAGTTGAAGGAGCTGGGCCTGCCCGCGGACGCGGCGGTGCGAACGATTTACACGGAGCAGGAACAGGTGGAGTTGTCCTGCTGCGTGGTGGGGTCCAATCCCAACGCGCTGGCGAAGGCCTATCAGGCCGGGGCGCTGAATGACGCGGATATGGAAACACTTTCCCTGGAATACTCACAACGTGAAAACGGCCGCGCGGCTGTCCCCCCTGCTCTTGCCGCGCCGGCCCGGGAGCAGGCGCGGGCGAGATTCCTGGCGGAATGGCGGAAGGCCATGCAACACAAGTAGAAAGAAAATATGAAAACGTTAAGTGAAGATCAGTTCCAGGAGACAGTCCTGAGAGGAGTCAACGCGGTGGAGGAAAAGTTCCAGGCGGTGGAGCGCAACCAGGAAACGCTGCTGCGGAATTACGACCAGTTGGGGCGCGAAACCAAGCAAACGATGGAGGAGATGACGCGGCTGAAGAACACGGCGAACGACCGGGCGCAAATCCTGGCGGCGGTGCAGAAGCTGCAATTGCAATTGCGCACGGAGGCCGTCGCGGCCGGGATGGACCCCATCCAGCGCATCGTCAACGACCCGGAGAAACGGGCGCGGCTGAATCTGGCCGTGCGGCTGGCGGTGGACCGGAACGGGGACATGCGGCCGGCGTGCGAACCGCTGGCGCGGGCCATCGGGGAAGACACGGGGGAAGGGTCCACGCTCATCATCGCGCAGTTGTTCAAGGAGATTTATGACACGCTGGCGCAGTACGGGGACTGGAGCACGCTGGGGGTCCGGCGGCTGGGCACCAAGGTGACGAATTTCCCGATCAAGACGGCGCGTGTGGCGGCGCAATGGCTGACGACGGAGGCGGCGCCGATCCCGGACGACACGAACGAGGCGGGTTCGACGATGACGCTGACGGTGCTGCCCAACGCGGTGCTGCTGAACGTGAGCCGGCAGTTGATCGAGGACGCGGAGTTCGACGTGACGGCGATGGTGATGGAGGATTTCCAGCAGGCGTGGAATCTTCGTCTTGACACTGCGGCGTTCGCCGGGGACGGCGTGGCGGACGGAAACAACGGCGGTTTCACCGGCCTGTTCAACGCCGGGAACAAGGCCACGGCGGCGCAGGGGAACACGACGGCGGGGACGCTGGACTTCGACGATGTGAACCGCTGCCTGACGACGGTGGCGCCGGTGGTGCTGAAACGCAAGCCGCGCTGGTGGATGCACCCGCAGATGCTGGTGCGGATGATGGGCATCAAGGACAACAACGGGCGTCCGATTTTCCTGGGGGCGCTGGAGGCGCCCAGTTACGGGGCGATCGGAACGATCCTGGGCTACCCGGTGGTGCCGGTGATGGCGGCCCCGAATACCGACGGTCCGGGGCAGTTGGTCGCGGCCTTCGGGGACCGCAGCGGCCAGGTGGTCGGAGTGCGGGACGACTTCGTGTTTGAATCCTCGGATCATTACCGGTGGAACACGCTGGAACGGTCGTTCCGGGCCTACGGGCGGGCGGCCACGGGATGCCGGCAGGCGAACGCATTCGCGGTGTTGCAAACGGCGGCGAGATAAAGGCAAAAGGCTGAAGGCAGAAGGCTAAAGGCCAGAAATTGCGGCGGTCATAGACCGCCGCTACAGGAAAAATGAAAGGAAGAAAATTGAGATTATGAAAAACATATTATTGACAATCATGCTGGCGGCGGCGGGGGCGGTTTCGGGGCAGGACTATTCGAGCCTGGCAATCACCTATCAGCCGCCGGGAACTGCGAATGACGGGACGGCGTTGACAAACGCCGTCCCGGCCAATTCGACCAACGCGGTGATGAGCGATCCGATCGGGTTGACCACTTATGACAGTTGCGCGATCCAGTGGGAGTTCGCCGCGCTGACGAACGCGGCGCCGCTGGGCTGCACGAACTACCTGACGTTCGGCGCTTCGTCGGACGGCGTGGTTTTTACGCCGACGAACGCGCCGTTCCTGGCGCTGACGGCGGTGATCCCGCCGGGAAGCACGAACGGGGTGGTGGTAACGAATCTGCCGGGGTCGTTGCTGGGGAGCATCGGCTACCTGCAGTTGCAGACGATGGGGAACCAGGGGACCAACACGACGACCAATCATAGCGTGCTGATTTGGCGCAAGCCGAAGAAGAACGGGTGAACCAAATGCAGAATGCAGAATGCAGAATGCAGAATGCAGAATGCAGAATGCAGAATGAGGAGTGAAGAGTGAATTGGGGTGCGAGGCGGGCGGCGGGGTTTGCGATTCCCCGCCGCCCTAAACAAAGGCTAAAGGCTAAAGGCTGAAGGCTGAAATGAAGACGGAAAAGGCGAAGAGGAAATCGAATCACGGCTCGACGGAGTCTCGCCCTACCGGGAAATAATCTCATCGGCGCCTGGCGCCGATGCAACGAGAATATGAATATTGGACTTGGAAATGTGACGGAGTTGAAGGGGCAGTTGCTGGCGGCGTCGCTGCGGAGCGACACGAATTATGACGCGGTGATCACAGGCATCGGCCTGGGAGTGGCGAATTTGTTCGATCAGTATTGCAACCGGACGTTCTGCCGCACGGCCGGCAAGGTGGACACGTTCAGCGCGGACCGGCGGCATTGGTATCTGAACTGTTACCCGGTGGAGCAGATCACGGCGGTCGCCAAGTGCGACGATCAGGCGGATGGGTTCGTGGCGTCGCCCCTGCCGCCGGATGAAAGTTCGCTGATCCAGCAGATGCAACTGGACCAGGGCTATATCATGTTTATTGCCATCCAGGGTTATTTCTTCTCGCGCATCCGGGTGACTTACACCGGCGGGTATTGGTTTCCGATCCTGGAGCCGCCCGACGCGGGCTATCCGGACGCTCAACCGGCCGGCTCCGCGTTGCTTCCGGCCGCGGTGAAGACGGCGTGGTATTTGCAATGCCAGCATATCTGGAAACGGCTTGACAAACTGGGCGCGCAGATCGCGCAGGACCCGGAGGGGCAGACGGCGCAGGACAAGATGGAGTTGACGCCGATGGCCAGGCAGTTGCTAAACCCGTTCAAACGGATGCAGATCACTTAACAAGGCAAAAGGATAAAGGCTAAAGGCTGAATAGATCGAATCAGTTTTTAGCATTTAGCATTTAGACTTTTAATTATGGACTTGCTTTTACAATTACAACAGGACTTGTGCGACAAGCTGAACTCGGAGGCGGCGTTTGAGTATCTGGCGGTGGCGACGCTGCGAAGGCATGTGACCCTGAGCGAGATCGAACGGCGGCTGGCGCATTTGACGGGCAAGAACGGACGGAAGGGTTGCGGGTTGACGGTGAGAATGCCGTCCATTCAGGGCATCCAGCCGAATGTGGCGCCGGCGCAGGGCGAGGTGCGGGTGGCGGTGGATGTGGTGGAGAACCCGGAGATCAATTTCAACACGGGCGGAACGCAGGTGACGGCGGAGGAGGCGGCGCGGGCGGCGCGGACGGCGCTGCACCAGTTCGCCATCGAGGGGAAAATTCTGCTGTACCAGGATGACAAGGCGATTGAACCGCTGGCGGGGCTGGAGAAGGAGTTTCCGGGCTGCCTGGGCTACCGGGTGCTGCTGCGAGGGCGCATGAGCGAGGCGGCGGCGGCCAAATGCGCGCTGCCGGAGATTTCGGCGCCGGGGCAGACGGTCAGTTTGTCCACCACAGAGGATGGGGCGGCGATTTATTACACGACGGACGGGAGTTTTCCGGGGCCGGGGAACGCGGCGGCGGCGGTGTACGCGGGGCCGTTCACGGTGGATTCGGGGACGGTGGTGCGGTGGGCGGCTTACATGGCGGGGAGCCTGGGGAGCGACGCGGGGGAGGCGACGATCAGTTAATTGCAAAATGCAAAATGCAAATTGCGGAATGGAAGAAGTCAATGAGTCAATCAATCAATGAGTCAATGAATCAGTGAATTAGTGAGTCAATGAGCCGGTGAGTTGGAACTCACTGATTCACTGATTCAATCACTCGGAACCATTTAGATTATGAGCATATCAAGATCCTTGCTGGCGGGAGGGCCGGCTTATGTGAATTTTAACGGGGCGAACATCCCGCTGGGGGAGGATTCGCGGCTGGAGATCGCGCCGGTCAACAGCGTGGTCAGCGCTGCGCTTTACGGCGACATGGACGAGGTGTACACGGACCTGATTGTCAAGGGAACGGGGACGCCGCTGACGTACGACAACCTGGCGGCGCTGTGGCCGTATCTGCAGCCGGTGATCGGGAGCCGGATTTTCGGGAACGCGGACGCGCCGTTTCAATGGCTGTCCAACAACGGAGACGTGATCACGGTGAGAGCGGGGGCGGTGACGCGGATGCCGGATTTGATCCTGGGAGTGGAGAAGCCGGGGATCGGGCCGGTGGAATTTTCGGGGGTGGTGGGCAACGGATTGGATCCGAGCGCGAGCAATTCTTATTACACCCTTCAAACGGGGCAGGCGTTCAGCGCGCCGGCCATCACCGCGTCCAAGATTCCCCGTCAGAAATACACGGCGGCGTGGGGCAGCTATGCGGGGTTCGCGAGCTTCCAGGCGCAGGACGCCTGGACGATCACGCACGAATTGAAGCTGGCGCCGGTGAAGATTCAGGGGCGGACGGTGGATATGAAGATCACGAGCTACCGGGCGATGGCCAAGTGCATGCCCGCCGAGCCGACCATGGCGCAGATTGACACGGCGCTGGGGGCGCAGGGCGTAATGCCGCACGGCGCGAAGCTGAGTTCGATGGCTGCGGACCTCGTGATTGTCGGCGCGCAAACAGTCAGTGTCACGGTGAAGAACGCGGCGCTGAAGACGGCGGGCTTCGTGTTTGGCGGGAAGCCGCTGAGGAACGGGGAGATTGGCTTTGTAAGCACGATCAATGTGAGCACCGGCACGGCAACGCCGGCGCTGGTGCTGGCGTGAGGAACTAACGGAGTGTTGGAGTATTGGAGTGTTCCCGATGCGGAATCGGGATTACTCCATCACTCCATCACTCCAATCAGAAACCAATGAAGATTACGATGACAACGGCGGGAGGGAACGCGTTTGTGCTCGCGGACGATGCCAGCGGGGCGACGGTGCAGGACGGGTTTCGCCCGAAACAGACGCGGATATTGCAAAGCCAGGCGCTGTTCCGCGCCGCCTACAAAGCCAGCCTGGCGCGGTTCAACCTGGAAAACCGGCTCTCGTTTGTGGTGGAACGGACCTTTGCGACGTTGGAGCTTTGCCTGAATTTCATCGCCTGGCACGCGGACCAGGTGCCGGTCTCCGGCACGCTCACGGTGTACAACCAGAGCGCCACGGGCCAGACGAGCCGGGCGCTGGCCAACGCGGTGGTTAGCGACATCGAATGCGTGGAGCATGTCGGCGTGTCGTGCAAGTTCCAATATACCGTCGCCGGAAACGGCGCCTGGCAGTGAAAACAAACAAACAAACGGAGTGTTGGAGTGCTGGAGTATTGGGATCCGGAATCCCATCACTCCATGACTCCATCACTCCATCCAGATTATGAGTGCATTAGCTCCATTGGCGATTCGATTGTTGTGCGACATGGCGGCCCGGAACCGGCCGGTGACGGACTTGAACACGGGACAGCCGGCGTTTTTTTACCGCGGGGACGACGTGGAAATTGACATAGGGATTGGCATGGACGGCGCGCTGCTCGCGCCATCTTTGTCCAACATCGCGTCCGTAACCTGCCAGGTTTTCACCAAGCAGAACGACCCGGCCGCGCCGATGATGAGCTGCACGGTGGCCGCCTTGGGCATCAATGCGGCATTGACCCCAACGCAGTGGGCCAATGCCACGGCGCCCTCCTATCACGCGGCGTTCGTTTTCCCCAACAGCCAGACTTACATCCCGCTCAATGGAGCGGCGTCGCAGAATTACTGGCTGCGGATCACGCTGCAAACGGCGGACACGACGCCCAAGACGATCACGCTGCTGGACGGGCCGATCACAGTGCTGGACGGGCCGGTGAGCGCCGCGCCGGCGGCGGGGTTGGGCAACGCGCGCTATTGGACGGATACCAACGGGAACGCGGTCTTGCAAATCAAGAACGACAGCGACGGGAAATTTTACTCGGTGGGCGTGGAGAACGACAACGGAGTGCCGGCGCTTTACTTGTCCGATATCGGATACTGAACAGTTATGAGTCAATGAATCGGTGAATCAGTGAATTAGTGAATCAGTGAATTAGTGAATCAGTGAATTTATGAAAATGAAAACGACAAAGACAATTCTCGCGGCGATCGGCTCCCGATTCGGAATCGGGATTACGCCAATCTTAATTTCAGCTTTTCAGCTTTTCAGCTTTTCAGCGTTTTCCCAAACGCGCAGCGCAATCATGGTTTCCAATGCGACGGGGGTCCTGGCCGCGCCGACAAACTTCTTCGCCGCGAACAGCAACCTCCTCAACCAGGCTGTGGCCGGCGGCGGCGGCGGCGGCGGAACGACTGTCAATACCAACATCCTCATGCAGAGCAATGCCGTTATGCAGCAACTCTTCACCAACAACGGCATCCTCTTGACCAATCTGAGCGGCGGAAACGTGACCGGCAATGTGCCGGTGGCAACCGTCGCTCAAGGCCCGCTTGAGCCGCAGCCCGTGTTGACCACAGGCCCGTTGGACTTTGGACTCTATCAGCCGGGAGGGACGATGTGGACGCTGCCAACCGGAACGCGGCCAACCGTGGACGCGGTCAGCGGCAACATTCAGGCCGCGAGCTTCAACGGCGCGCCTCAACTTTCAGTTCCATCCGTGTTTGACTATTTCTACGGACGCGGGGGCAACACCACGGCGACCGGAGCAAATAATGTCGGAGTGGGTTATTTGTCGTTGGGCAGCATTGCGGCCGGCAACAACAACCTCGCCTTCGGCACTTACACGCTGGCCAATGAACAATCCGGCTCCTACAATGTCGCCATCGGCTATGGCGCTGTATCCACTCTCAACGGCGTCAGTGAAGGCGACGTCGGCATAGGGAATGACGCGCTCGGCAGAATGGCGACCGGCACGGGCGACATCGCCATTGGCAATCTCGCCGGCTTCAATTACACCGGCGCGGAATCCGGCAACATCTGCATTGGACACGAGGGCGTAACCGGCGAAAATGGGATCATCCATATTGGCACTGACGGGACGCAGACGAGCGCCCTGCTGGCGGGCATCGTCCAGCCGACATCAAGCGGCGGATATAAGTCGGCGAACGGCGCCCTGGGCGGCACGGCCAACGTGATGATCCAGACCAACGCAGTCGGCCCGCACGGCTACACGCTTTGCTTTACGAACGGCTTGTTTATTCAGGCCGTCCAATACTGATATGTCTGTCGAGCGATCCCAATTTGAGTTCCGTGTCCGCACGCCGATGGAACTGGCCGGCGCGGAAGAGGCCGCCGGCGAACTGGAGCGGGCCGCCGGCAAAGCCAGGGCGCTGGGCCGGAATTCTCTCCGGCTGGAAAGGCAACTGGCCCGTGTCCGGCGCGCGATGCGGCGTTTTCGCCTGGCTCACCCTGGGGCCGGCCGGCGGCGCGGGGAGACGGAGGAAACGGAAGTGGGAAGGAAGATGCGCCAGGCGGAGAAGGAGACGGAAGCGGAGATTTCGGAAGAAGGAGAATTGCGTCCCGGTTCCGTTTCGCCGAGCGATGAGGCGATGGCAGGGGCGGGACCGGCAGCGGAGGAGGAGCCGGCGGCCGCGGTTTGGAACGCGAGGGCGCAACAGGCGGTTGAGGAGATGGTCCGGCAGGCAATGGCGCAGCGCGAAACAGCGCCGCCGCAAAGGCAAGCCAGCGAGGAGGGACGCATCGAGGCGGTGGAAATGAGGCTTCAACTGCTGGAACAAACAGCAAGAATGAACAGGGACGGAGGGTGAACAAGAAATTATGACTTACACGACGCTCACTTACAACGGGACGGAGAAGTCGCTCGCGGACTGGGGCATCCAGCGGTGGAAGCGCGAGGTCTATAACCAGGCGAGCGATTCCTTCGGCTGCGATCTGCTCGCCGCCACGGATGCGACGGAGGTCTTCCCCTACGGCGCGATGGTCACGATTCAGGTTGGGCGGATTCCTTCAGCAGTTAGCCTTCAGACTTCTGCCTTGCCTGTTTCCGGCTGCACGGCCTGGGTGAATGGGACCCAGGCGAATAATGGGATGAATGGGAGGATATGGTTTGTCGGCTGGCGCGTGCAGAACATCCGCACCGGCTCTCCGCAGATGGAGGGGTTCTCCTGCAAGTTCGCCGGGCCGTGGGACTTTTTCTTCGAACGATTGGTCTTCATGAAACTCTGGCTGACTTACAGTAACGCCCTGGGCAAACAGATAGCCGACTGGCGCAGCCAGGTGGTCCTGGGTCAGAGCGTGACGGCATTGACGGGGGCGGGCGATACGATTGTCAACACAACACAAACCAACCTGATGTCCATCGGGCAACAAGTAAAAGAGATTGCGGCCTACTGCATCGCGCAGTCCGGCTATGAGCAGACGGTCAATGGGCTGGGCTGGCCGGCGGGAGGGCAGTTCCAATTCGACGGCCTTACGACCGACAGCAATGGGAACTATCACCTGCTTCCGACGCCGGGACCCAACTGCTTCATTCCCGACTTTGTTCCCGGATATGACGGCGCGGTGGGCGACACGAGCGTTTCCACCAGCGGCGTCATGCTCCGCGCGCCGCTGGAAACGGTGAATGACATGACGTGCGCGGAGTGCATGCGGCGTCAGTTGCGCTGGATCGGGGCGATGGGCAGCCCGGTGGTTTGGTTCGATTACACGACCACGCCGCCGACGCTGAAGGTGTCCACCCGGGATCAACTGCCGGAGGTCACGCTCGCCGTCCCCCCTTGCGTCCCTTCAGTCCCTTCCGTCCTTTCCCCCGTGGAATCGCTGAAAATCCAGCGCCGCGACGACCTCATCCCCTCGGCGATCGCGTTCAAGTATCGCATCAGCGGCGCCATCGGCGGCGCCAGTTACACGCAGATTGTCAACGATGTGGCTGCCACGGTGGATGGCGCGGCGGTGGAAGGCTATGGGCAGTATGGTGCCCTGCTGCCGATGAGCACCTTCCTGCCGGGCCACAGCGGCGATACGCTCACGAGCGATCAGCAGACGCAGTTGCCCTTGCAGGCGCGGCGGTTCGCCGCGCAGATGGCGACGTTCGACTTCGAGGGGATCAGCGCGAACCAGTTGACCGGGACGATCCTGACGGCGCCGCTGAATCTGGCGGACCCGGCCGGCGGCGGGGCGGCGCTGGCCGCGTGGGTTTTCCTCTTTCCCGAACTGGCGAATGTCACGGGGCTGTCCTTCTACTGTGATCCATCGGGAACGGTGGCTCCTCTGGTGCGGAACTCGCAGACCGGCGCGACGATTGATGTCACCAATTCCCCGAATCTTCTGCTGGACGGCAACGTGTGCCCGTGGATGTTCGTCGGGAATGCGCCGGCCAATGCGCCGGCCAATTGCGTGCAGGCCACGATCACGGCGTATTTTGCTTATGCCGACAACGCCTCGCCAGCCGCGGACAACGCGGTCAACCCGGGCACGGTCCAATGCCACACCAAGACCATCAAAGTGAAGCTGACCAATTTGGCTTCCGGGACCTATACGTCCCAGACGATCATCACCGATCCCGGCGAGCCGATCCCTTATGGGCTGGCCGGCTATGTTTATGGAATCGAAGCGATCCCACAGTATCAAGGAAAGTTCTCCGTTGTCGAACAGGAGATCTCCGACGTGTGCCCGATTGGGCACTGCCTGAATTTGTCGGGCGGTCTGGAAGAGTGGGCGGGCATGAACGCTTGTATTCAGCAGGTCAGCTACGACGATACGGGGAGGACGACGCTGACCGTCGGCCCGGCGCAGCACTTGGGCAACGCGGACCTTGTGCAGCGGCTTCGGGTCAACCGCGGGCCGCGCTGGTTCTATCTGATCGGCAACGATCAGATGAACAGGAACAATGGCAGCGGCAGCCAGGCCATCGGCCAGAACGTCCCGCTCTCGGCGCCCAGCCCGGGCAACAAAGTGAACAGCGACTTGCTCCTTCCCCAGAGCCTGAGCGACTTGCAGAGCCACTTGAGCGCCTACTCAACGGGCCTGCCGGGCGTGTACACATGGGCGAAGGGCTTGCAGCGAACCGGCCTGAGCCTGCTGGACAACGGCCCCGGCCTCCTGCTCTCCAGCGGCGCCGGCGGCTCATTGGACACGGCCTACGTGAAGATCAGCGTCGCGCAGTTGCTCGCGGTCGTGACCGGCCAGCCCGTCCAGTTCTACGAGCTGAACACATGCGAGGGCGGCGACGCCACAACCTACCGCACCTTCCTCTGCACCGGGCCTTACCACCACTCTTGAAACCGTGAACGCGAATGCTAAAGGCAAAAGGCAAAAGGCTCAAGTTCTTTAGCCTTCAGCCTTTATCCTTCATCCTTTTCCTTATGAGCAACCGTTTTCCATGCGCGTGGCCGCGCGCCAAGCAGGTCGTCGGCCAGAAGGGCTGGCTCGGATTCGCCGGCGGGTTTGCCTTCCCCGGCTTCAAGGCCAACTGGCTCTATACATCTTACAACGATTCCGGCGCTTATGATCCGGCTTCCGGCGAGTGGACCTACTCGGTCAGCAGTCCGCAACTGGATGGCAGCACCTTCAATTACACTTGCGCCGGCAGCGCGCCCAACTTCGCCGTCGGGGACCTGGTGTTGCGGGAATGGCCGGGAGCCGGGCCGCTGACCGATTACTTGACGGGCCTGGCATGGAGCTACCCGAAGTGCTACTGGGTCTTCATCTGCACGGCGGCGATCACGGGCAGCACAGCAGATCCAAATCTGGACGCCGCGCACTGGGCATTGTGGGATTTTGGAAAGGAGGGAAGTTACAACGACACGCCCGGTCCGAGCGGCTGGCCGGACGGCGCGAACAATGGCAGGGCCGTTTTCGCGCAGACGACGAACTCGGCGCAACTGGAGGTCACTGTGACGACCACCCTGGCCAACTTCCCCCTCTTTCCCGCGACTATCACCGCCGCCGAATTGGCAACTATTGGAATGACCGGCGCCAACAGTGACGGCAGCGCCAACTCGTTCAGCGACATGACGGTCCCGGAATGCTCGGCGGCCGGCGCCTTCGTCTATGACTGGACATTCGCAAACTTTTATGACGGAACGCAGCCAACCTATACCGCGCCAGCGACCGCGCCTTCGTCGGAGCAATCGCCCCTTATTTTCCCAAACGTGCCGCCTCAGCGCGTGGTCGGCTGGGGTCCGGTGACAAGCGGCTCCGGGCCGGGCACCGTGGTGGACAGCCTGTTCTTTATCAGCGGCACCCAGAATCCGGCGCTGGTGACTTGGAGCTTCAGCGCCAGTTCCATCACAATGGAATTCGCCGCATGGAGCTGGAATTCGGACGTGGAATACGAGTTTAGTCCCTATCACTGGGGCGCGCTGGCCAGCGCGCCGGCAACCATCACGCAAACCGTCGCGCTCGGCGGCGCGAGCTACACCCTGGCAACCGTCGCGGCTCAATGCGAGGCTCTGATCGCGGCGGTGCCCTTCAATTCCATCGCCTGGGGAACGAGTTGGACGGCGACCTACAATTCGGCCGGAGCCGTGGTTGTGACGCCGAATGTGGGGGTGACGGTGGCCAATTCCATCACCGAAGCCGGCGCGGTGGGAACGCCGGTGCAAGGGGCCGTCGCGATCAACGGCTGCCCGTTCGTGCCCGGTGAAACCGGATGCTTCCTGACCGCCGCGCTGGTGGACGTGTGCGGGAATTATTGCACGCGCACCTACGCCGAGGGCACGGCCGGCCCGACCGGTTGCTCCAACGGGAACGTGAACGGTTACGCCCCGGTGCAACTGAATCCGCCGGCAACCCCCGGCCAGAGCATCGCCCTTTACGCCGGCTGCCAATGCAGTTGAAAACAAAAATGAATTCAGGATACGGCCGAAAAGTGCGAAAGCAGGCACTTTTTTGCCTAATCTGGCTTGACTAAAGTGGGGTCATTGCATCGCGGAGGTGTCGGGGAGGGAGAAGTAGAAAGTGGAGCCTTGACCCGGTGTGGATTCGACCCAGATGACGCCGCCGTGGCGCTCGACCATTTTTTTGCAGATGGCCAGGCC